CAAAACTTTAGGTAACGATAATTTATTGGAATCTGGTAGAAAAGCAGCACAGTTAAATACAGCTGCAGGATATCCAAAGTGGGTTGGAGTTGCCGTAGGAGGTGGGATAGGAGCAGGAGCACTTGTTGCTAAAGTAGAAGATATAGGAACATTTGGTGATTTTATAGATTTTATTCCTACAGAATTGGATAGAGAAGAAAAAGATGATGCTGCAGAAGATGCATTAAGACAATTAAATAATAAATTTTTATTTGCATCTGAATATGCTTTTCCAATAATACCTTTTGTGTATGGTTTAGGTCAAGCAGGTAAATTGATAGCGTCTAAAGGAAAAGACCTTGCTTTTAGTAATTCAAGTATTGAAAGATTTATAGATAAATTTGCACAACAATTTAGGTCTAGAAGCAGTAAACATCAAAAACTATTTGAGGGCGTACAACAATTAGAAGGCGGTAGATCTGCAGGTAAAATGATGGCAGATGACTTTGCAAGAGATATAGATGATGCACTAAAATTAATATCAAAAGAAACTAGAGCTGCAGGTAAAGGAGTAGAGCCGGACACTATATCAAAAATGATAGCTAATTTTTTGACTAAAACTCAAGATGCTGTTGTGGATGAACAAATATTTTTTAATGGTTTTAATCAAAAAGTTTTATCTGACTTTACACAGTCTTTAAAAAAGTTAGGAGTATCTGAAAGCACAATCAATAGAGTAATAGATAGTGCCGTTAAATTTAGAACAACAACAGCTGATTTAAAAAATGCTGTTCTTCAAGGTGGTAACATAAATGCAGGTGCAAAAGAATTTAATGATATTATGTTTGATCGAGTCAATAACTTTCTATCATCTGATTACAAATTAATAGATTTAAACAAAGGTTTATTTGATGGTTACATACCTACAAGAGAATCAATAGATGAAGTGATACAAGTCATACAGAGATATGGAAGAGCAAACGGTGTAAATATTGGACCTACAAAAGCTGAGGACATTGTCAATAATATATTAAAAAATATGGAAATAAATCCTATTAATAAACAACCCACGTTTCCATTAGGTACAGCTAATATATTGGACGATAAATCTGTTATTATAAAAAATATTGGAGAAAACATAACTGCTGGTGGTAAATTTAAAGCAGATAAAATAGGTGGTTTAATACAAACTAAATCTGATCTACAGGCTTTTAAAAATTTATTTGGTGAATATAAAAATGCAAAAAAATTAATATACAACACCATGGGTGATCTTGCTAATATAAGAGCTAGAGATAATTTTTATAATTTTTTAAAACAATCTAGTGATGCAGAAATATCTCAAGGTGGAAGAGGTATATTTAGGAAAACTTATGATGAAGCGAGACAAGCATTTCCTAATAAAGAGATTATAAAAGATCCTAGAGGTTTAAAATTACAAACAAGATTGTCTGATGAGTTATATACTTCACCATTAGATGGATTATATACAACAAAAGAGTGGGCTGATGCTATCAAACTTGGAGACGAGTTGGTATCTAGTGGTTTAACTAAATCAGCAGCGTACAGATATCTAGTGTTATTACCTAAAGGTTTAACACAAATAGGTAAAACAGTCTTAGGTCCGTTAACTCAAATGAGAAACTTTTCCTCTTCATTTTTAACAACAATACATAGTGGAAATATATTTATAGATCCAAGAAAAATATTAGAATTTCACAGAAAATCTTTACAAACTATACAACCACAAGTTTTATATAAACTAACTGGTAACCCAAATTTTAGAAACATACCCGCAGGTCAACAATTATATAAATATTTATTGGAGAAAGGAGTTACCAATCAAAGTACAACTTTTAGAGATATAGAGGGTGTTTTACAAGATATTCAAAAATATAGTGGTGGCAATGTAGATGATTTTATGAGAAAAGTTTTTGAAAGTTTTACGAAGCCATTTAAAAAAGCTTTTGGTATAGCACAGGATGCATATGTTGCAGGTGATGATTGGTTTAGAGTATATAATTTTTTAGCAGAAGCACATAAATTAGAGGAAGCTTTTAAAGCTGCAAAAAATAAAGGACTTATAAAAGAAGTTCCAGACACTTTACAAATATGGGATGAAGCTGCAAGTATTGTAAGACAAACAGTTCCAAACTACGCTTACGTATCTGATTTTGTAAAAGGTGTAAGAAGATCTCCACTAGGAAACTTTGGATCTTTTCCTGCAGAAATATACAGAACAGCTGCAAATTCAACAGCTAGAAGTATAAAAGAAATAAAAGATCCTATAAGATCAAGCATTGGATATAGAAGAATGACAGGTCAAGCTATAACATATGCTGCTGTTCCAACAGTTGCTTACGAAGGAGTGAGAGGTATGTATGGAATAAGTAGAGATGTTGCAGAGGCAATGAGAGAATTTATTCCATCTTGGTCAAGAGATAACACAATACTGCCTGTTTATGAAAATGGTAAATATAAATATATAGATTTTAGTCATGGTTTTTTTTATGACACTGTGGTCAATCCAATTCAATCTGTATTGGCTGAAGTAGATGCTAAAGATGAAAAACCATTAATAGAAGGTGTAGCCAAAGGTTTCGTAAATGCCATAGGTAATGCTTTACAACCATTTGTCAGTGAATCTATTTATGTTGGTGCTGTGCTAGATATATTTGCAAGAAATGGATTTGATAAAGAAGGTAATAAAGTATTTAATGAGAGAGATCTTTTAGGAGATAAAATATCTAAATCAATGAAACATGTAACTTACGCACTATCTCCAGGTAACTTTCCTGCTTTAAAAAGATTATATAAATCTGCTACAGGTAAAACTCAATACGGTACAAGATATGAAATACCAGATGAATTGATGGGATTTTTTGGTGCTAGAAAGATACCACTCGACATACCTAGAACTTTAAACTTTTATATTGGTGATTTTTTAGATGCGACAGATCAAGAAAGAGGAATGATATTTGAAGGAACTCTTACAGGAGATCCAATAGAAGACGAGAATAAAATAATTCAACAGTATGTAAAATCTATGAATTTAAGATTAGAGTCTTTTAATAAATTAAAAAGACAAATAGATGCTGCTAAAGTTTTGGGTATGAGAGATAAAGAAATACTTGAACAGTTTGATGCTAGAAATAGAAAAAATGTATATAAATATTTAAATGCAGATAGATTTCAACCTTTAGGAGTCACGGATGGTATGAGACAAGCGTATCAAAGACTGTCGGAAACCTATGGAATAGAAAATCCACTTACAAAAAGAATACAAAAAACAATAAATAAAATAGAAAAGAGACTATATAAACAAAGATTAAATGAAGATTTTATAATAGATCCAAACGATTACATAATTGAGAAATCCGCAGAGGTAGGTAAACAGTCAATGACACTACCAGAACAACCAATGCCAAATCCACAAGTAATTCAAAATCAAATAACACAAGCACCAGGAGCCATGAATCAAGGATTAACCATGAGTGAAAACGCTTTATTGTCTGAGGAAGAAAAGATGATAAGATTAAGACAAAGAGGATTAGCATAATGCCAAACGGTGATAAATTAAAACCCAAAACAACAAGAGAGCATTTGCTTTCTATATACGGATATATAACTGGATTAAAAAAAGATGTTCAACATATGCATGATGGTATACACGATTTGGGCGGTAAGATAGACAAGATCTATTGGGTGTTATTGGGTACTGTTGGGGCAGTATCACTTCTGCTGTTGGAAAAAGTTTTTGATAAAGGATTTTTTTAAATCCACTCTTTATAATTTTCACCCATAATTTGATTTGCAATATTAACTTTATTACGTAAAGCTTTTACTATTCTGTCATCAATCGTTTCTTCTGCAATAATATCAATATATGTCATAGGTTTTTCTTGACCTATACGATCTATACGAGCTTCAGACTGTTGTCTTTTTTCTAAATCATAACCATTTGAAAAATAAATCATTGTACTACCGGCAGTCAATGTGATACCATACCCGCCCGTGTGTGTGGTTCCTACAAAAAATCTACACTTGTCATCTGTTTGAAATCTCTTTATATTAATTGACCGACTTTCCTGATCTGTTTCACCAAAATAGTCTACAACAGATTCTTCTCCATGTTGTTTTTGTATTTCTTTTATAATTCTTTTTACATCATGTGTGTAATGTGACCAGATAATAGCTTTGCCCTCTACTTTTTCTAATACTTCCATCAATTCGTTTAATCTACTACATGGTAAATCTTTTATAGTACCATCATCTGCTGTAAAATGGCCACAAGTTATTTGATGTAAACGCATAAGTTGGGTCATGACTGTTGCAGATGATTGCATCTTACCATCTAAAAATGCAATAGCCTCTTGTTTCATTTGTTTGTAAACTTTTTTCTGTTCCTTAGTTAGTTCTACTGTATGTTTCATCCAAGTTTTTTTAGGTAAATCTAAACAATCTTCTTTCAATATTCTTTTTGAAAATGGTTTTATCTTTTCTGATAACTCACCAAGATGTCTGTAGCCTACAACTATTTCTACCTGTCTACCGTTGGTTAATATTTTTTTTGTAACTGCATAACGAGACTTGAATGTCCAGTAAGACTCATGCCCCAGGAGCCAGGGATCAAGAAAAGCGCATTGAGAAAATAAATCTAACGGTGATTTAGTTACAGGAGAACCTGTTAATATTCTTCTATATTTTGCAAGACCACGTAAGGTTACAATATTTCTAGTTCTATTTGATTTAGGTGTTTTAATTGTAGTAGACTCATCTATTGCAATCATTGTTTTGTGACAAGATAAAAATTTTTCTGCAAAAGCTGTACCATCACCAGAAGAAAAAGCCTCTACATTCATAATTAAAATATGAAAGTCAGTTCCTGTTTCAAATAATGTATTTAATATTTTTTTTTGTTTAATAGACTTGTCAGATGTTTTCCATAACACAACTTTTTTCTCTATATGATCTGCCATATGCGTAGGTATTTCAGAGTCATACCAATTTTTATATACACCTTTTGGTGCTATTAATAATAAACCATTTATCAAACCTCTGTCATACAACATAGATGCATTATCAATTAAAACCTTAGATTTACCTGTGCCCATTTCCATAAAATAAGCATAGTTTTCTTTGTCCCAAGATTCTTTTAAAGTATCAAGTTGATGTTGATATGGTTTAGTTTTAAACTTGTAGAACATAATTTGCTTTTTCTTTCTAAAAATGTATATATACAATTAAAAGAAATAGTCAATGAGCAAAGTATATTTAACTCAACAAATTCCTGTAGATAAAGAAACAGGTCAACCAAAATATAACGTTTTAGGTGCACAGAAATATGGCGATATTGAGACTCTTCTTCCTATGTATTCTCAAATTATTTTATCACCAGGACCATTAATTATAAAACTTAGAACGCTTCTAAAAAACTTCACGTCAGACGATTATCTTTTATTATCAGGAGATCCAGCTATAATAGGAGTTGTTTGTTCAGTTGTCTCTGATATAACAAACGGTAAATACAAATTATTGAAGTGGGACAGACAAGAAAAAACTTATTATCCAATAGAAATAAATATTCATCAAAAGTAGTTGACACTATAAAATTATCCTATATATACATTTTACGAAAGGAAAATGTATGACAATTAATTTAAGACAAGATGCACCAGATCAAGTTGATGTATTTGATCCAACAGAATTATCTGAAGCAATTGAACAATTAAAATCTGTTGGTGCACAGGTTTTAGCTGCAGAATCAAAACTTAAAGAGTTAAAAGCACAAGAGAAATATATTAATAATTTTACCATACCAGAAATTATGAATAAGATGAATTTAAGTACAGTTAAATTAAAAGATGGTTCGGAACTATCAATTAAAAAAGTGTACAGTGCCACGATGAAAGCTGATAAAAAAGCTGAGGCAATACAATGGCTTCGAAACAATGGCCTGGGTGACATTGTGAAAAATGAAATCACAGTTAACTTTGGTCAAGGCGAAGAAAACAAGGCAATGACTTATGTCAACCTTGCAAAGGGTCAAGGTTATGAGCCTTCTCAAAAAGAAGCAGTTCATGCCATGACCCTAAAAGTAACCATGGAAGATTGGAAGAACAAAGGTAAAGAAGTTCCAGAAGATCTTTTTTGGACGTTTGAAGGAAATCAAACGAAAATAAAAACCAAAAGTTAAACGATAAACAATAAACAATAAGGAGTAAACATGTCAAATACTGACGTAGTCAAAAAAAATAGTGCAGGCGCACTAGCTGCTATAAATCTTAGAGCAGACTCAGGTAAAGGAACTGAAGAAATAAAACAAGGTGATACATCAACACCTATTTTAAAAATACTTCATCAGTTGTCACCTGAGTGCAACAAACAAAGCGCTAAATATGTCGAAGGTGCAGAACCTGGAATGATATATTCTAGTAGTTTTGGTAACCTGGTAGGTGGTGATAAAGGATTAGATGTAGTCGTTTGTCATTCGCAGACTAGATATCCAGAGTGGCAAGAGAGAGGAGACAGTGCACTGGCACCAGTTGGAACTCATATGGAACCACCAAAAGATGCAATAGAAGAAAGAAATGGTAAATACAGATTATCAAATGGTAATTATGTAGAAAAGACCATGTACTTTTATGTGTTAGCATTGGTTGATGGCGAAACAAGAAAAGCTGTTATACCAATGAGATCATCTAACTTAACTCCAGGTAGAGAGTTAAATAATTTAATTCAAAACTTGAGATCATCAGATGATAAAGGTACTTTCAGACCAGCAGCATACGCAGCAGTCTTTAACTTAAAGACAGCAGGTAAAAGTTGGGGTGATAAGAACTGGCATGTATATAAACCATCAAAAGTTAGAATGTTAGAAATGTCTAATCAAGATGATGCATCCGTGTATCAAATGGCACAAAAGCTTCAATCAGAGGCTTTTAAAGGTTCAACTCAACCTAAGTATGAAAAGGTTGATAGTGCAAAAGAAGATATTGCATAATTCCTAGGAGTGGGGCGGTTTAGGGAGACTGAAGCCGCCCTATTTAAAATGAAAGAATTCATACATGTATTTACAGGATTAAAACGTAATTTTGGATATTGTGACATATCTAAAGGTATAAAAGATCCAGCTACTGGTAAAATAAAATTTGACAACAAAGATTATGGTTGGACAAAAAGATCGGTAACTGATGAAGATTATATAAATCATTTAGAAGGTAAAGGATCAATGGGTATTCAACCTTGTGATGATGATGACAATGCAGTGTTTGGTGCAATAGATATAGATCCAAGAAACTATTCTGATTTTAAAGCAGAGAAATATTTAAAAGTAATAGCAGAAAAAGAATTACCATTGATACCAATAAAATCAAAAAGCGGTGGTTTACACTTGTATGTATTTGCAAGAGAAAAAGTAAAAGCATCAGACATAAGAGAATTTTTAGATAATATGTTATTCATATTAGGATTACCCGCGAAGACTGAAATATTTCCAAAACAAACAACATTAAAATCACAAGATGGAAACAAATCAAACGGTCATTTTATAAATCTGCCATACTTTAACAAAGATCAAAGGGTTGCATTGTATCCAAGTGGAGAAGAAATGGACTTCGATACGTTTATGAAGTGTGTAAGTTTAAATGCTAGAAGCAGAGACGAACTAAAAAACATTGGCACAGATTCAATACAAGAAGTTTTACAAGGTGAAGATAATGAATTTAAAGATGGACCACCATGTCTTGGTATAATTTGTGGACAGTTAAGAGATGGGAGTTATGTAGATTCAGAGTTAGGTGGTAGATACGACAGACTACCAGATGGAAGAGATGAATTTTTATATAACATAATGGTATGGGCTAAGAAAAAATATTCTGATAAGTGGGAAACAGAAGTAAAAAGAAAAGCAGAAGAATTAATTTTATATGATCAAAGTTGGGACACACGAAAGATAGATGAAAAAATAAAACTTTGGAAAAAAGAAACTAAGGGTTTTAAGTGTCATGGTAAACCTGTAAATACAAACTGTCATAAAAATATTTGTATATCTAGAAAGTATGGTATTGGATCACAGGTGTTTGGTGATTGGCCAGAGATAGTAACTGTAACCAAGTGGGAATATAAACCAGATCCTGCGTATGACATACATGTTAAAATGCCAAGTGGTAAAATAAAAATAATACATGCAAAAAATATTGAATACTTAATTGATCAAAAAAGAATCAAATCTTTGTTAGCAGCACACGCTAACATATTACCACCTACAATTAAAAATACTAAGTTTACACAAATGATAAACGGTTTGTTATCCACTGCAAATCCAGAGTTTCCAGAAAAAGAAACACAACCAATTGGAATTTTATTTAAAGAAATAAAAGATTGGATAAATGGACCGGAGGCAAATTCTTATTTATCTTTTTCTCAAGGGTCTGTTTACATAGATGATGAATCTAAACTAGCATACTTTACATGGTCACATTTTTTTAAAGAATTGCAAAGAAGTGGTTGGACAATGAAGAGTGATAAAACTTTAGAATATGTGAAAGATAATTTTAAAGCTAAGTATAAACAAAAAAGATATCCAAAGAAAAAAGATCAAAAGAATCCTAATCCAAACTTGTGGGTGTTAGAAATAGATAGTGTTAAGTTTGAAGAAGAAGAAGCGCCAAACGAAATTATGGAATACGATGAAGAGGACATAGCATGATATATAAATATTATGGTCCCCCAGGTACCGGTAAAACATATAGATTAATTAGCAGAGCTAGAGCTTATCAAAGAATAGGAACTCGACTAGATCGTATTGGTTATTTTGCTTTTACAAGAAAAGCTGCAAAAGAAGCAAGAGAGAGAATGCCTGTATCAGATAAAAAATTACCATACTTTCAAACGTTTCATTCTTTTGCATACAAAACATTACAGTTAAAAGAAGAGAATGTTATGCAACCTGTACACTATGAATTACTAGGTAAAAGATTAGGCATACGAGTTTCATACACAGATAAATATAATGAAGAAGAGTCTACATACTTAACATGTAACAATCCATATTTTCAATTAATTAATAGAGCAATAAATAAAAATATAGATATAGAGGAAGAGTTTGATTTAGCAGAACACGATAGAAAAGAAATAAATTGGAATACTTTAAATCATATTTATCAAAACTTATTAGTCTATAAGGCTTACCACAAACTGTATGATTTTAATGACATGATTCAAATGTTAATTGATTATGATAAAATTCCAAAATTTGATGTGGTGTTTATTGATGAAGCTCAGGATCTATCGCCACTACAATGGAAATTGTATGACAAAATAAAAGAAACAACTAAAGATATATATCTAGCAGGAGATGATGATCAGGCTATATTTGCATGGGCTGGGGCTGATGTTAAAAAATTTATAATAGAAGAGGCAAAGGAAAAAGTTTTAAAAAAATCAAAACGTGTATCACAAGTAGTGCAAGCGGCAGCAACTTCTCCAATAACCAAGATACGTGGAATAAAATTTAATAAAACATATGAACCAAGAAGTTATAAAGGCACAGCACAATACATATCTAATCTTGGGCAAGTAGATTTAACAAAAGGTAAATGGTTAATCTTAACTAGAACCAAAGATAAAGCTATAGAGATAATGGAGGAATTAAAAAAGAAAAACTTATATTATCAAAGCAATAAAGGTAAAAGCTACAAAGTAAGACTATATAGAAAAATACAAAACTATAATAGATGGGTCAACAATAATGACAAATTAGAAGAAAAAGAGTGGAAAGATATACTAGAATTGACTGATAAGAAAAAAATTACTGAGAAAATAAATTGGTATGATTTGTTTACTAAAGTTCCCGAAAAAGAAAAAAATTATATACAAAATTTACTTAATCAAAAAGAAAATTTAGATAAACGTGCAAGGATATGGGTTTCCACAATCCATGCAATAAAAGGTGGTGAAGAGGATAATGTAATTTTATGCATGCATCAAGGAGAAAAAATAAAAAATTCTATAAGAAGAAGCATGGCAAAAAGTGATGAAGAACATCGTGTTTGGTATGTTGGAATTACGAGAGCTCGTAATAATTTATATAAACTAAAAACAAAAGACAAAGACAAGGAGTATCAATTATGACAAACAAAGATATATTTAAGGATTCTTTTCCTCAACAACGCCAGGTAGGAGGGAGTCATTATAAAGACTTTCACATTCAACCTTACGAATTTATTTCAAAGAATGATTTATCTTTTTTTCAAGGTAATGTTGTGAAATATGTCTGTAGATATTTACACAAAAATGGTATAGAGGATCTTGAAAAAATTAAACACTATTGTGATTTAGAAATAAAAAAATTGAAAGATAAAAAATGACAGCTCTGTATGGTTTTGGGATGTTACTTATGGGTATCATCGCAATAATGATTGCTGGAACTATAATTTATTTTGTAATAGGAAGGGTAATGAAAAATGATTCTACCACAGACTGAATGGATTCCACCAAAAGAGTTTCCAGATTTAAGACATGCAGAGGAAATAGCAATTGACCTGGAGACAAGAGATCCAGATCTAAAGAAACTGGGTTCAGGGGTCATGAGAAACAATGGTGAAATAGTTGGTATAGCAGTAGCCGTTGATGGTTGGAAAGGTTATTTTCCAATTGCACATGGTGAGGGACCCAATATGGATAAAGACAAAGTATTATTGTGGTTTAAAGATATATGTGCATCACCTGCTACAAAAATATTTCACAACGCCATGTATGACGTATGTTGGATACGTAAATTAAATTTTAAAATCAATGGTTTAATTGTAGATACAATGATAGCTGCATCTTTGGTTGATGAAAATAGATTTCAATATACTTTAAATGCTTGTTCATGGACTTTTCTTGGAAGAGGAAAAAACGAAGCACAACTTTTAAAAGCTGCAAAAGAAAGAGGATTAGATCCTAAAGCAGACATGTGGAAGTTACCTGCCATGGAAGTTGGAGAATACGCAGAGAGAGATGCTGAACTAACCTTAGAACTTTGGCAAAAATTTAAACAGCAAATTATAGAAGACGATCTTCAAGATATATTTAATTTGGAGACTGATCTTTTTCCTTGTCTTGTTGACATGAAATTTCTTGGAGTGAGAGTGGACGTGAGCAGAGCCCATGAATTGAAGCGACAATTACAGCTACAAGAAGATATGTTACTCCAAAGAATAAAAAAAGAAAGTGGAGTAGAAATTCAATTAATGGCAGCAAGAAGTATTGCACCACTCTTTGATAAGTTAAAACTAGAATATTCCAGAACTGAGAAAACAAACGAACCATCATTTACAAAAAATTTTATTGCTAATCATAAACATCCAATAGTTCGAATGATAGCAGAAGCTAGAAAGATAAACAAGGTTAGAACAACTTTTATAGATTCAATAATTAAATATGAGTATCGTGGAAGAATACACTCAGATATAAATCAAATTAGATCTGATGATGGAGGCACAGTTACAGGTAGATTTAGTTATCATAATCCAAACTTACAGCAAATACCTGCAAGAGATCCAGTAACAGGACCAATGCTTAGATCTCTATTTATACCTGAAGAGGGAATGAAGTGGGCTTGTTTTGATTATTCACAACAAGAACCAAGACTTGTTGCACATTACGGAATAAAAGCACAACTACCGACAGCTTATGCAATTGCAAATGAATATAAAAATGATGCCGGTGCAGATTTTCATAAGATAGTTGCAGACATGGCGGAGATACCCAGATCACAAGCAAAAACAATTAATCTAGGATTGTTTTATGGTATGGGTAAAGCAAAACTCCAGGCAGAGTTAGGTGTATCAAAAGATAAAGCAGAAGAGTTGTTTCAAAAATATCACAAAAGAGTTCCTTTTGTAAAACAATTGATGAATAGAATAATGAACATAGCACAAAACAAAGGAGTTGTTAGAACACTTCTTAGAAGAAGGTGTCGTTTTCCAAAGTACGAACCTGTACTAAAAGGTTCTGACTGGGGAACTTATGTACCACCTGAAGATCATGAGAGAATAAAAGAACTTCAATCTATGGGACCACATCTAAAAGATTTAGAAGATAACATAATTAAAGACAAAGATGGTAAACCTAAAAGAAACTATTGGCATAATAATGATTTGCGTAGAGCTTTTACGTACAAAGCTTTAAATAGATTAATACAAGGATCAGCTGCAGACATGACTAAAAGAGCAATGATTGATTTACACAAAGAAGGAATTACAGCTCACATACAAATACATGACGAATTAGATTTTTCTGTGACAAATGATTTAGAAGCAGCGAAGATAAAAGACATAATGGAAAATGCAGTTGACTTAGAAGTACCTAATAAAGTAGATTACGAATCTGGCCCCAACTGGGGTGAAATAAAATAATGTACTATGTCTTATTTAAATGCTAATATACCGCCGATTTATTGTAAGGTAAGAAAAGAGTATCTATATGATTTGGACAAAAACTATTCTAAAGATTCTGAAGACTGCGTGGTCTTTGGGGTTACTTCGATCTCAGGACGTGCGCTCCTTTTTAATATCATGTTACCCAACGGTGCGTGCTTTTGGAGGTTGCCTATCTCAGCGTTTTTCCAAAAACGTTTTTCTAGAGCCGAAGTGCAAGATATGTCAGTTGACAAGCTTCAACTGTGGAACTGTTTCAGCTATTGGCCTAGTGTCCATTGTTTTGATTTTCTGGCTGGTATAGACGGAAAATTTAGAGGAAAAGATAAAAAATTTTACGAAGGACAATATCTTTTTACTATTGACTGGGCTCATCCAGAGACTAATATATTAAATACGGAGCATTCTGAAATTCCGCAAGAGCACAAGTGTGCACACATAATGGCGTTGGATAACGGTAATTATGCAGCTCAACCAAACAATAGAATAATTTGGCACGTTAATAATTATACAACAGATAATTCATGGCCAGATTATAAAGTTCAAAATACCTATTGGGATGTTGAAGGTAAAGAATGGGTGACAGAAGACACCGATAATATGTTTTATGAGATAGAGGAGAAAAAACATGATTGAAAAATGTAAAAAAATTTGTTGTAAAATCTGGGACATAATTTGTTGGCCCTGGAGAAGATTCGTAAAGTGGTTATTCACAAAGTAATTTATGTCTAATAAACCACTCAATATATCTGAAGAGGCAGCTGTCCAAATGCCTATGAAGACGGTTGCCTCTTTGATCATCATCGTGGCACTCGGCACCATGGGTTACTTTCAGATAATAGAACGTCTAAATGTTGCAGACACTCGTATACAGATAATGGAGAAAGATCTTGAAGAGAACACAGAGTTTAGAATCAAATGGCCACGTGGACAGTTAGGCTCATTACCAGCAGACTCAGAGCAGTTCATGATGATTGAAGATCTTTACAAAACTACTGATAAACTTAACGCACATATAGAATCTATGGCGTTGAACAAAGTAAATATAGAATTTTTAAGAAAACAAATGGATAAAGTTTTAGTTGATATTGAAAAATTAAAAGATGCAAATCGTGAAATGAAATATACAAACGGGAGCCCACAATGATCGAGTCTGTGATAGCCCTACTTATGTTTGTAAACGGAGAGATCAAAGAGCATCGTATTCAAGAATCTATGGCTGCATGTCTTCGCGGCAAGCGCCACGCGGAAAGACAATATAGTGAGTCAGTATCCTACAAATGCTGGAGAGGAAAAGCAGAGACGGAGTTATATTTAGGTGAAAAACACATCAAAAAAATTATCCTCCAATAAATATGCAAAAGAACTTAAAAATCCTTTGTACAAACAACGTGTAATTAAATCAAAAAAACTATATACTAGAAAAGGAAATAAAAATGAATTTAAGTCGGAACTTTAGTCTTCAAGAGATGATCAAATCAGACACGGCCATACGTTTGGATATAGATAATAATCCAAACGCAGACCAAATTAAAAAATTAGAAATGTTATGTGAAAGAATTTTGCAACCGGTACGTGACCACTTTGGGCGTGTTAAAGTTACCAGTGGTTATCGTTCTCCTGAGTTATGTGCAGCGATAGGTAGTTCTGTAAATTCACAGCATGCCAAAGCCGAGGCCGCAGACTTCGAAGTGTTAGGAGTAGACAACGCTGAAGTTGCTGACTGGATCAAAATGAACTGTACGACAGATCAGCTAATCCTCGAATTCTACACTCCAGGTGAGCCTAATAGTGGATGGATTCATGCGTCTTATGTTGAATTTAATCCAAGAGCACAGTATATCAGAGCTTATAAAGAAGATGGTAAAACAAAATACAAACCAATTATTGGAAGAGCTGTAGATCTTGTATGAAAATCATAAAGCTATTTAATAATATAGACACTGTTCAAGGACACTGTGAAGAGTGTAAAGAAGAAACTATTTTAGTTGCAGTTGTTTCAGATTTTTATAGATGTACTAACTGTGGTTCTGATACCAAACAATATATAAATGGTAGAATTAGATATTTACAATTATCTGATGCAGATAAAACATTTTTGAAAGAACATGGCAAAACGTAAGTTTACAAATTTTACACCCAGGCCCAAACCTCGTAAAAGACCAAGACGTCACTCAAAAAAACTAAACAAACACGCAAAGAGATCATTTAAAAAATACAATCGTCAAGGTCGTCCACAATAACTATACGCCAGTTCCAGGCTTCTTAGGAGGCAAAATGTATTTCTCACACTTAAACTGAGGGTATAATCTACTAGCTACTATAGCCTCCGACGTAAAATAATCTTCTTCAAATAACACGTCGTGAGATTCCAATAAACCTTGTTTTACGCAAGTATAGTAGTCATTAATTATCTTTGGATATCCAGGTGGTATCATACAGGTTTGAGCTACCTGTGAACAAATATAAACTGTTAAAAAAAACTTCATTGACAAACTTGTAAAAAAATATAAAAATCCTATATTAGCTTAAAAAGAATGAGGATATACTAATGACAGACATAAGTAAATATAAATCGGTTGCATTATCACATGACTCCTGCGAAAAATTAGACAAGGTCAGGGCTGTAATTGTACCGCACACAAAAGTATCAAGAGCAAAAGCTTTAGATATTATAATTAACGAGAAAGTGAGAAAACTAAATGGCAAACTATCTAAATCAAAAAAGGATAATTGATTTCGATCAATTTGATCCCGTAAAGAATTTATGGAGAAACGTTTTAGTTGTGTCAATTGAAGACGCAATAAAGACTAAAACTAAATATTTAAAGTTTAGTAGTTACTACAATGATACAAGATCCGAAGAGATTGATTATGTAACTCAACCTAATCAAGACTTTGCAAGAGTATGTGAGTATGCAGGTTTAAATTATCACATGATTAGAAGAAACGTCACTAATTTATTAAATCAAATGGAGGAGTGTTATGGCAAAGAAGATATGCCCAAGTTGCCGTGGAAACGGTTATACCAAGCAGCAAGTGCGTAATTCAAAGGTTCGAATTATACAATGTAAGATTTGCAAATCACAAGGAGAAATAAAATACAATGGATAGACTAGAGTCAATACAAAACGAAAGAGCAATGTGGCGTAAAACTGTAATGACAAATGTTGGATTAATTAAGAAATTAAGTGAAGAGATAGCTAAATTAAAAAAACAAATAGTAGACGCCGAAAAAAAGATGGAGGAACTAAAGAATGGCAAGACTTCAGAAAATAGTTGATTACCATAGAAACGAATTATACTACGATGCGGTAAAAGCTTTTGAGAAATCTAAAAGAATTCTAAAATTTCATGGACATATTCGTTACATGTACAGGAAACACAAATTTTATTTTTGGTATAAAACTATAAAATGGATGCTGTGTGATCTTCCAACGTTTATACCTTGTTGGTTAAATAGAAAAAGTGATTTAGAATATTTTATTAATACTTATTGGGACTGTAAATATAGAATTAAGGTACAAGATAAGTTAGAAGAAAGGCTTAATAAATATGTTACCCGACAAACATAGACAAGGTTTAACGTCTGAGTTATTAGCTAAAACTTATTTTATTGACCAAGGCTATATGGTTTATTCTGCTGAAAATGGACTAGGACCAATTGATTTTATACTAGTTAAAGAAAACGAAGAGCCTATTCACGTAGATGTTAAAACATTTTCTACTAGAAAAGATGGCACAAAGATATGTAGAACAGGTAAAAAGTTAAAAGGTTTTAATATAAAGATAGCTTACGTTAATTTAAAAACTAAAGAAGTTTCTTTTAACATGAGAGACATTAGACAATTTCACAAGAAGTATAAACAAATAAGAAATGCAAAAGGTCACTTTACCGGAAAATTCTTGAAGAAAAATGAAATGGAATAAAAAATTTATTTACCCTACATCTACACGTGCTTTGATTAACAATCAACGACACTATGATGTGAATGAAGAAAAGTTACCAAGTGTTACAACTATTTTGTCTGCTACACAAAGTGACGAAAAAAAGGCAAGTTTGGCAAGATGGACACAATCTGTAGGACAGGATCAAGCTACAAGAATCAGGGACCAAGCGGCAGAACGTGGGAGTATCATGCATAGAGTTCTAGAAGGCTATTTGCTGGGCCAAAACCATGCCGATTTTAGCGATTTGGGGCAACAGGCAGGGTCT